TGGCATTAATGGTAAAAGTACCGGAGGTGTGGCTCGAGTAAATAGTTCCATACTGATTTCTGCCGTAAATAACATTCCCAGCTACGTTAAGTGTTACGCCATCATGTAGGGGACCGCTGATCCAAATCGGTGTGCCATTACTGTTATAATAATTGGTTCCCCCAGTGCCAATGATGCTAGAGCAGTTGATCTCGACCGAACTTCCAGCTAGTTGCGATCCAATGGCCACAGCATTGAGAAGCCATGCAGTAGAGCTGGCAGATGCCTGGGCATTATATCCATTATTTATAATGTTGCAATTTATCTCCGTGTATCCAGCGCTTCCGCTAACTAGGACAGCGCTTCTTTGTGGAAGTGGCTGGCCCCCAAACAGGCGGTACCCGATGATGTCACCAGCAATGTTTAAGATTGCGGTACCGGCTTGGTTGCAGTGTATAATTTCTGTTGATATAGTTGGGTTGGTCTCAGTGGTAGCTATGTTAAAGTAAAATACACTTCCCGGTAAATTTAATGTAAACGTGGTTCCGGCAGGGTTTCTGATTCTGAACCAGGGCTTCTCCCTGAATTCAGTGTTGTTCGTCTGCATAGGCGTTGCACTGCCGTTCCAGGATGAGACCGTTTGAGTAAATGTTATATTTTGCGAAACTGTGTCAGGTACTTCCATGCCTGACTCAGACCTGTTAGTGCTTGCGGTCCAGGTAATGCCCTGGATAGTCCAGTCCTGCGTTAAATACCACGTCGTGGCTGTTGTTGATTGAAATACTACCGTGTCGTTCGGACCAGGGACAACGCCCCCGATCCAGGTAGCCGTATCGTGTATATCATAAGTAGCGCCAACCGTTGTATTGTTAACGGACGTAATAGTAGCCATCAGATGCCCTTTGCGATGATAAATGCTTGCATAGCTTGGGCTACAGCATCTTCGAAAGCCTGTTCTTCCTCGCCAAGAGGACCACCCCCTCCCAGCATATAAAGCACTTTCCGGCCGCCATCTGCCTCGGTGACTGTGCCATCCTCTTGCTGCGTCATCAGTGGGGGCAGCGGGTCACCTATGAGTCGAAATCTAAATGAATGGCTACCGTTGCTTCTTGACAGGGTTAAACTTGCCTCGATCTGCTTGCCGCTACTGTCTTGCAGATTGAACATTAGCCATACGTTGCCGCAACCCTATTATTCCAACTATCAGTAGCAGTAAGTGTAATCGCATCTCCATTATCCAGCACTTGTATCCTGGTGAGCTGCCAGGTGCTCGATGCTTCATTATTTGTAGCATAATTCAGTCCCATGTAGCTATATCCACCAGCATAAGAGAATCTTCTGGAGCCCCCTGGGGACGATGGATATAGAGGAGTGCTGGTATATGTTGCTGATGTTCTGTCGGTCCAGCTTCCTATAGCATAGGTCGTTACCGCGTCGCCATCGTCCAATGTTTGAATACGAGTAAGAACCCACACGGGATCGCTGTCCAATGTTCCCTCGTCCGCGCTGCCATTGTAGCTATATGGGAAAGTGTAACTATGCCGTCTTATTCTTGCCTGCCCAAATCCTCCGGCACCCGGAGGTCCTTGTGCTCCCGTGGGTCCAGTGGCTCCGACACCAGCAGGGCCCTGGGGGCCGCTTGGCCCAGTTGCCCCTCTCTCAGGTAGAATTTGACGCAAATAGACATTGGCATTTTTGTTATGGCTCGCTGCTGTTGTTCCAAGCTGAGCCCTAACAACAGTTAGCACCAGACTGGTGTTAGGCCCAGAAGTAGCGGTTACTTTAAACAGTTCATTGTCAATCAATACATTGTATTCGCCAACGCTGGTTGGTATGAGTGGCCATTCCAAGCTTGCGGCAATTGTAAGGCTGGTGGTAGATGCGTTAATTGCAGCAGATAACCTGGCTGCAAGGATACCGCCACCAGCGGGCCCAACGTTACCCTGTGGACCTGCCACACCAGTAGCACCAGTAGCTCCGGCTCCACCAGCGGGGCCTGGAGCGCCTGCTACCCCGGAAGCCCCTTGAGGACCTTGTAGCGGTCCACCATTTGCCCAGGTGGTGCCGTTCCAGATGTAGATCGTATAGCCTTCGTCGGCAACGGTATAGGCATCGCCATCAGTTGCGTTATTGGGCAGTAAGCTAAAAGTGCTTACGGAACCCTGGAAGTTAATGTTTGGTCCAGGCGGCCCCACCGGACCAGCCTGTCCATCCAGGCCAGCGACGCCGGTAGCCCCAATGCCGCCAGCAGGCCCAGTAGCGCCGGTTGCGCCAATCTCGCCAACACCTTGGGGGCCTGTTGCACCATCAAAGCCCTGAGGACCTTGTGCTCCAGTAGCACCCTGGGCTCCCTGAGCAGCAATAGTTGTCCAGGCATCATTTGTGCCCGGTGTTTCGTTTGTTGTACTTCTTGTGGATATCCAAATACTGTTGTTGTAGCTTACACTTTCAAAAGCTAGATATGCAGTGGCACTATTGTAAACACCTTGATAATTCAGATCGAAAGCATCGCCCTGCGGGCCGGTTGCTCCGATGTCTCCTGTGTCACCCTTGGGGCCACTAGCGCCAGAATTGCCTTCGGCACCTGTTGCTCCAACAGCGCCAGTCGCCCCAGTCTCGCCAAAGCTTCCGCTAACCCCAGTAGCACCGATGGGACCGGTCGCACCGATAGCGGTTGATACCACTGCGGCAGAGCCAATATATCTTAGGTCTTCTACAAATCGAATCCTGGCGGATACGCTATTGCCGTAATTACCTACTTGATAAAGTACGCGATACAGTGGCCTGAATTCAGTTGACGGAAAACCAGTTAAAATTAGGTCTGTAAAAGCAACGGCTTCTGCGTCCGCCTTGTTCGTATATTGATCTTGGCCCATCACAGCCAAGACTGGATAGTTTAAGTTATTGCTTGCAATTATAAAAGATAAAATATATTTATTTGCGTCTGCCTCTACCAGGCTCCAGGCGCTACCAGAATATGAATTATAATATGGATGAATGGTTCCCATCTTCAGCGGGAAGTCGGTCGGCCCATCAGTTATCCAACCATTGCCGTTTAAATACAGAACCGGTATACGAGCAGGTCCGTTTAAATCCTGCTGCCAGGTAAATGCCGCTGGTGTTGGCGTAGAAACGACATCAACCTGTAAGTCTTCATCAAAGAATGTCCCTCCAGCAATATCTAATTGTGCATCAGAATCAAGCGCACCAGTCCCGTCAATTGTAAAATTGCTAATCGCAAATCCATTAGCGATGGCCGCGCCCCTGGTGCGATGCAGGTATTCATGCGTTTGCCAGTCAAGAACAATACCATGTCGTTCGTCGCCAATATACTCAGCACTTGACGTGCTTGCATTCCAATAAATATAAGCCGTAGGCGCATCATTTGGCCAATCAAAATAACTCGTTCTGTAAGATAGGACACCGTTTTCATTGAAGTAAATATAATAAAATCCAGTAACATCGGGAAGTATTACAGTTTCTTGACCAGTGAATGTGTACTTGATTCCCTTGCACCAGACCTCAAAGGACCCAGAGGTTGGCGTTATCGTGAATATTCTCGTTACTGAGTTGAAGTTAATTACACTTTGCGCCCTGTTCGTATGCCCCATGGGCTCACTGGTCTCATTCGTTCCAGTGATTTCTCTGATGTAATCAGCAAGCCCACTAGAGAAGTCAGCCTCAATAGGTTGCAGTACGCCGTTCTCTACAATATATAAAGAATTGCTGTCCTTCGCAAAGCAAAGCTCGCCTTCTTCGAGATCGCCGACGCTAGAAAGTAGATTAGAATACAGACCACGAGCAATCTGTAGCTTTATGCGAGGGCTAGGGGTCGGCATCTTATATCGCTAAGCATTCCTAGTATTCCCGCATCAGGGATTATCGAAATCGCCAGCATCCAGATTTAGGGCTTGAATTGCTGTCAGCAAGTCTACCCATTCACCACCAGTTGGCCCTATAGTTCTGACATAATATTTGCCATCATCGGGTGGTTCCGGCATGGTCCCACCACCGCCACTGGAGCCGCCGCCGCCACTCTTGAAAACTTTTTGAACACTTTTGGGGATCCAATCAGTACCGTCAAACGTTAAGACATTGCCAACTTTTGCATCTTGAACAAATACATCCTTTAAATCATCTAGCCTTGCTTCGGTTGCAACAACATCAATGCCATCCCTGCCGTCACGTCCGTCGCGGCCATCCTTGCCAGGCCCTCCGTCCTTCCCAGGGCGACCAGGGCCGACCAGAAGCATCCTGTCTTCTATTGACTGCTTAAGATCCTCGAACTTTTCCAGGACGGTCGCTAGTATTTTGTCTCCAACGTTTTCCTTTGGTTTTTCTTTGATTTCAGTTTTCGATGACAACAGTTCAGTTGTCCTTGCTTTTACGATTGATTTATTTTCGATTATTTCAAACCTGGGTAATAGCTTGCGTACTTGCGCTATTACTATGTCAAGCGGTTCGTTGTCATAATCAACAATCCATATATCCCACGCCGCTTCGAATTCAGATATCTTTGGATACTTTTGTATATATACGATTACACCATCCGATGCCTCCAGAGGCGGGCGACCTTCTACTATCTTTACCCTTGCCAAGGCCGCCAGAATGGGGTCTCTTACAAGTAAAGAATAAATATCTGTTGAAGATAAGATCACGCCATTTTGGCCCGCCTGCCTAGGATTCCCAGAACCGTTATTTTCTGAATATCATTGCGTTTTGGATGAACCATCCCATGTGATAGCCGTTTGATATGTGGCTAATCATTTGATTTTCAAGTTCTCGATCACGGGCTAGCCCGTTTGATTGCAGCAACCCGTGCCAGAATTCTTTAGGTTGGCAATTGATGTGACCTGTACCACCTTGACCCGGATGGGCGGCGCTCCAGATCAAAATACCACCCGGCAGTACGGTCTCTGCAACCGACTTGGCGACAGATTCTGACAGTTCTGGATCAATGTGCTCCGCCACCTCAAGGCATACGGCCAGCCCCGACTTCTCTTCGGTATCAAATAAGCTTTCGTGCTTCAGATAATCTTTACCTATGATTCTTGGATCATTGTCAATACCGATTGCTTCAATGCCACATTCGCGCATTGCGTTCACATAGGTTCCAGGGCCACAGCCAACATCAAGAACAGTTTCAGGCTTGATGTTTTCGGCAATCCATTCAGCCAAACGCTTGGCAAATGGCCCCTCTTCATGTTCGATTTGATTAAAGCTGATTTCTCGCATTTGGTACCAGCCACCACTATATAAATCATTCAACTGCTGGAAGATCTTGTTGTAGCGCCTGCCACAGGCGCCCAGAGACCACTCGTTACGAGCAATGTCAGCAATGGTCCGACGATCTAAGTCGCCTACAGCGTTAATACCGTCAACCCAGTCCTGTAGGGTGTGGCAGCGGAAGCCACTAACTCCTTCGATCACAGTTTCGGTCATAGCGCCGTAGTCGACTGCTACTACCGGAGTACCGCACAGCATCGCCTCTACGGCCATCCCACAGAACGGTTCGGTAAAGACTGTAGGCGCTAGCAAGGCACGGGCATTGCGGAGGAATTCAGAGCGCTTGCGGCCAGCAATAGGCCCACGGTATTCGATGTTGGGATGAGCCCACGGGGATGGATCGCCTTGACCGTGCAGAATAATCGGCCAGGGACTATGATCGGCAATCGCCTTAATCGTGTCGATACCTTTGAGCGGAGTAATACGCCCCAAAAATGCCAGGTATTGTCCAGGCTCATAATTCGGTTCCCAGTCGTCCAGATCATAATAATTAGGTACAACCCATTCATAGTTTTTGCCATTGCGACCTTCCTTTCCTTGATGGTAATGCATCCAGGCATAGGACTCAAAGATGCGGAAACTATTGGGCATCAATGTTGGATATCCAATACCAGTTTCGACGTGTTGATTGTCGGGGAACAAGTCCATTAGTGTTTGATGAGCATGTCCAAATGGATGGCAGATTATGTCCCTGGGTTTGATTCTTTTTTTGATTTCAGGAATTAATTTTGCTTCAAACAATCGATGTCCGTCACTGCCGATTGTCGCATCGTTACCATGAAAGTCGGTGTCCTTACGCTCGCCGTAAAGTCCGTCAAATTCCTTTTGGCTGAGTATTTCTACCTGCTCGTCAGCGCCAGATTCGGAACCAGCGTTACTGTATTCAATTACTTCATATCCATAGGCCTGCATCATTTTGGGAAAACGCAGAGCTTTTCCCGTGAACGCGCAATGGCTAAACGATGCCTTGTGTTGCGTATGAAATATGCCAACGAGATGTAATGTCGGCTTCATTAATATCAACAGCTAGATATTAATATTATAACATGTTTTTATCAAGAGCAGACTATCACGCGTCTTGGGTTGATTTCCCTGATGGCAAGATGGACGGCGGCACGGTCATCAGTAGCAGAGTTGAATCCGACGTTTCTGGGACCTTGGCCACCAGTCGTTTCTCTCACCATTGCGGCACCATAGTTGCCAATGTCAATGCTATTTAGTATAACGTTACCAGTCCCAGCAACCGGAGGCGCCTGTAGACCGCTGTACGCCCCTGCGTATCGCAGACTAAATGACCCAGGCCAGTCGTCCGTGACGCTCTGGACCGGCAGCGTACCATCGTTTGCCAAAGTGACTATTCCATCAGGATTCACTTCTGTATCATATAGTGCCCTCACTGTGGCGGCAGTTGCATACATAACAATTGCACTGTTGGTCCGGTTGACGGTAATCGTTTGGTTGCCACTGCCAAGGCCTGATCCAACGAAGAAGGTATCAATTCTGCCTGGTTCGCCAGCGGTGTCGGTAACACTACCTGCGGCAATACCAGGAACGTTTACACCTCCATAAGTAACGGTGCTGACTAGGTCGGTTGTTGAGTTAAAAGTATAAACAAATACCAATACACCTTGCGGAGTACCTGTCTGTGTATGTGTCCACGAAAACGCTGCTTGGTTTGTTGAACCAGTTGTACCGGTATGCGATTCACTTGCAGCGCTATGTGTTACTGCCATCAGAATTTAAGAGATGCATGTAGCTGAGTTACCGTACCACTGGAGGCTGTCGTAGTCAGCCATACGAAGCTATTTGCAGCGACCGAGGCATTGTTGAACGATGTAATTGTCTGACCGGTTGATGTGCTTGTTACAACCGTACCACTCGTGACCACCTCCGTTCCAGCAGCGCTAAAATCAGATCCGTGCCTAATGGAAACGGTCACGCTGGGAGTCGTGCCAGCAACGACGTACTCGAGTTCAGTTATTGTAATAGCACTTGTGGTATAGAAAATTGCAATCTTTTCAGCATTCGTTGGGAACAAGACAGTAATTGCCTTCGGTGCCGCAGGTCCAATTACCCCAGTAGCCCCGGTAACGCCCGTCGCGCCTGCGTCGCCAGCGACGCCAGTTGCGCCAGTTGCGCCAGTCGGACCATCGATCCCGTTAACTCCAGTTGCTCCAGTGACACCAGTTGCTCCGGTTGCACCGGACACACCTACGACTCCAGTCGCGCCAGTGACGCCGGCTACGCCAGTTGCTCCTGTTGCGCCGTCTACTCCCACACCAGTAGCGCCAGTTGCTCCAGAAATGCCAATGACACCCGTCGCACCTGTAGTGCCGACACCCGTAGCGCCAGTTGCGCCAGATACCCCGACAACACCCGTAGCCCCTGTTGGACCTATGACACCAGTGGCGCCAGTCGCGCCAGTAACCCCTATAACACCAGTCGCGCCTGTGGGCCCCTCGACTCCTGTACTTCCTTGGATGCCAGTTGCACCAGATACCCCAATAACACCAGTGGCGCCTGTCGGACCGGTAACTCCGATAACCCCCGTCGCCCCCGACACGCCAATAACCCCGGTCGCTCCAGTAGGGCCGGTAACTCCAGTTGCCCCTGTCGCACCAGAGACACCAATAGCACCAGTAGCGCCAGAGACACCGATGACGCCCGTCGCACCAGTGGCACCTTTTTCTGCGATTAACGTCCAGAATGTTCCTTCGCTTGGCGTGTCGCCAACGTTGCCGCCATTCGAATTTATGCGATACCACGTTTCTCCATTAAACGTAGCGACATCACCAACTGCGTAAGAAGCCCCGCCGCTATATGCGCCAGTGAAATTCCACAGGGCATCGGCGCCCGTGGCACCAGTAGCGCCAGACACCCCGATAACACCAGTCGCACCAGTGGCACCACTTGCCCCAATAGCGCCAGTCGCCCCAGAGACACCGATAACACCAGTTGCACCTGTAACACCTGTGGCACCAGTAACGCCAGCAACACCGGTTGCCCCAGTGACGCCAACAACACCGCTTGCTCCAGCGGGGCCCGCGACACCTGTTGCCCCAGTTGCTCCGGAAACACCTATGACACCAGTAGCGCCCGCGACACCGGTAGCACCAGTAGCGCCAACAACGTTTGGACCACTCAGCGTTCCGATTATCGTTACATTGCCATCAAGTGTTATCGTGTCATTGGTTGGCGAAATTGTTATGCCGCCGGATGTTGTCGAAATAGTGTCACTGGAAACGCGAACAGTCCCAACTGTTGCCGAGGTTGGCGTAATAGTAGAAGTGTTCGTGCCATCTGTTATCTCAAGGTTTGACAGGCTGGAAATATTAAAGTCTTGGGAACCGAAAACTACGGCGCCATTTTCTTCATCAACGTAGAAGAGGTTCCCTACGCGGAAGTTGCCAGACTGGTCACTAGACACATAGAAGCATCTACCGCCATTGACCTCGATTACTTCGTTGTCCGGCAGCACCAGAGACTCGTCCTGCGAGAAGTCTTTACCGGAACCAATGTGTCCAAAGTTGTAAGCAAATAGTCTAATCTTTACGCCAAGCCCGTCACAGCGAACACCTTCTGTTCCGAATACCGATGCAGAGCCGATAGAGCGCATATCGGCGCCAAATTCTGCGTAATCAGCAAGGGTTATCTGTGAAGATGTAATAAGAGAGGTTCCGCTGGAGGTAGCAAATCTGACATCCTGTACAGCGGTTGAATCATCCTTGATGATTACACTATTATTGCCTCCATCGAAATGAAGCAGTAACTTAGTATTGCTATCATTAAGTGCAGCAAAGGTTGGAACGGTGCTGGTGGCACTACCCTGATTCTTGATGACAATATCATCGATATTACCAGCCAAGAAAGAAGCATTTGTAATGCTTCCACCAATACGAACCGGCTTAGCGGTACCGTAGTTATTTGAATCCGCATAGTTAGACCCCTCTTGTGTTCCATTCAGGAACAGACGAGTAGTCCCGGAGACGCGGGATACGTAGAAGTAGTACCAAGAATTTGCGGCTAGTGTTGTTGTACCCGTAATTCGGTCAGATCCATCCGTGTAGTAAGCGAGTACATTACTGGGAGTTACACGAATAACTGGAGCAATATCGGTAGTGAGTCCATTGCGAAGATCTATGAAGGTTTGACCGATGCCAAGTTGAGTTAAGTAAATGAAGCCACCGATACTGAAATCACCAGTACCAAAGCCAAAATTAGTATTGGATTCTACTTCTGCGTAATCACCTACTCCATCCAGCGCAAGAGAAGCGCTGCCAAATTTTGACCTTGAGGTATCAAGGGCAGCGTCGCCATATACGGCAACCGTATTGTTTTGCTGGGATGCGGCAGTTACGAATGTCCCTATTCCTTTGTTGTTCAGCAGAACCGTGCCAGAGGAGTAAGAAGAAATAGTGCCGTAAGCGAGTGCCTCCTTGAAGGAGACATTGCCTGACGTAGAACCGGAGACTGAATCGGTAACAAAGAAATTATCAGGACCAGTTACATTTACTGAATAGTAATTATCAGTTGCGGTTCCCGAGGTAAAATCGGCATAGATCTTGTCATTTGTCGTAAGCCCGTGATTAGTTGAGGTGACGTTAATAGTCAGTCCCGTACGGGAATACGTGCCACTTTGAGTGATGTTATTCAGGTAATAAATAATATCACCACTGGTCGGCGTCGTACCAGCGCTAATGTTGGCAACCTTGATCTTTGTCTTGCCCGCTCCAGACCTACCACTTGCGCCTTCTTTTGCGTCAATGCCTCGGCTAGCAAAATAGGTAAAGCAATTAACCCATTCGGCTCTCGCCCCATTCGTCATCTCTAGGGCGACGTTATTAGGCGTAATGAAAGTGCATTCGTTAAATAGTATTGCTGCCTGAAGGCTTGCAGCATTCACAAGCGACCCATCAATCTTAGCCCCGCGCCCTGCTTTAAATGTGGAGCCGCCAGGGTTATGTATGGTATCAAAACCATATGGGTCGGTTGCGGTTATTTCACTCCCCCTGTTAAGTACGGTAACACGCTGAACATATGGAGAACGCAGGCTGGTAGTGGAATTGGTAGCGAAGCTAATACCAATTCCCGGCTCGTAAAAATTGCCTATCGTTAAATCTTGTATTCCGCAATCGCCATTAAGTAGGAAGCCATTATTCTGTTTTGTTCCAGCAGTTGGCTGGATAAAGGTCGAACGAAGACCTGCCCCATTAACCGCAACTCCACCAGGAATCGTGAGGGGGAATGTTTCAGAATAAGTTCCGGGGCCGATTCGAACCGTATCACCACTGGTAGCAATGCTTAAAGCAAACGCAACAGTCGCAAATGGTTGGTTGAATGACAGCCCATCATTCGCGTTTGATCCGTCCGTGGAAACGTAGTAGGTATTACCCTCGGACGCAGGCAAGGAGGCACCAGTTGCGCCTTGTGGTCCTGTCGCTCCAGTTGCGCCATCAATGCCCGCCACGCCCGTCGCGCCAGTCGCGCCATTACTTCCGGCGGGACCAGTAGCTCCAGTTACGCCGGTTGCGCCATCTATTCCGCTGGGGCCGGTTGCTCCGGTGACGCCAGCAACACCGGTTGCCCCAATATCTCCCGCATCACCGGTACGGAAAAAGCTAAGAGCTAGTCCAATGCTATTAGCAGGAAGCGTTCCGGAAATGTAAGTGACACCAATTTTGCGGTAGCCTGTGGCGACGGTGACGCTATTGACCTGGAATAAATTAGTGACGTTCGAGGTGCTAAGAGAAGCTTGGATTAGCAGATAGCCATCAATCAGACTGGTGGAATCGTCCCAAGTCGCGTACCATGCAGTTTGGTTGGCACTGGCTGCGTCTAGATCATCAATAAAGATTTGGGTAACAGAGGAGATCGTTGCACTGTTGTAACGCACTGTGCCGGTACCCGGGTCGGCATCGGTTACAGTTGTGCTAAAGGTGTAACGAACGCCACTCCGGACTCCGGTGGCGCCAGAGACCCCAATTACTCCAGTCGCGCCGGTAACGCCAGCGACGCCAGTTGCGCCGGTTGCACCAGTGGCACCCGTGCCTCCGGAAACGCCAGTAGAGCCCTGTATTCCAGTGGCTCCAGTCGCGCCCTCTACACCGGTAGCTCCCTGCACACCTGTAGCCCCAGTCACGCCACTTGGGCCGGTTGGCCCTTCAACGCCCGTGCTGCCGACCGGGCCCGTGGCACCGGAAACACCGGTCACTCCAGTGGCTCCAGTGGCTCCTGTTATACCAATAGGGCCAGTGCTTCCTTGGATGCCCGTCACACCAGTAGCGCCAGTAGCACCGGTAACACCAGCACCTGTTGCGCCGGTTATGCCAATTGGACCGCTGACTCCAGTGGCGCCAGTAGGGCCAGCGATTCCAGTGGGTCCCGTCGCGCCACTAATGCCAATAACGCCAGAAGGGCCTGTCGGGCCTTCTGCTCCCGTCGCGCCAGTTACTCCAGTCGCGCCAGCAATATTTCCAGCACTAATCCAATCATTGCCATCATAGCTCCAAATATCGCCTTGAGTTTCGTCTATTACAGCATTGCCGACTACCGCTCCCGGAAACGCTGTATTCAGTGTCGTTTCTGGGTCGATGCCTACCGTCGGAACTGATCCAATGATTAACGCAGGGTTGCCGGTCACGCCAGTCGCACCCGTTGGCCCTTGGATACCCGTAGCGCCCGTCGCCCCGCCGGGGTCACCCTGCGGTCCAGTTGCGCCAGTGATACCTACACCAATAGGTCCAGTGGGGCCAGTTGGGCCAATTGGCCCGGTGGAACCAGTGGCGCCATCGTCACCAAGGATACCATCGGTACCGGCAGGTCCCTGAGGGCCGACGATGCCAACACTGACGGTTTCTACATTGCCGTCATCAATAATAGTAACAACTGATTCAGTTGTTATGTTTACGATATCGGTCATGCGTCCTCCTTGGCGGTCAGGCCGGGATCAATGGTGACAGCGCCCTCTAGCCAATAGTCTCTAGTATCGTCATTGTAAACGACCATCAGGTCCCAAAATGCTGGCTTCTTGAGTGGCGTAGTATCTTGCCAATCTATCGTTAATCGAATATGGCCATCTACAGCGTCTATTACAGTAACCTCAAAATCTGCCACCTTATTTCTGCGCTTTTCGTCCCAAATTTGCGCGAATACTTCATGACCAGTTATATCAATCGGAAGGATGACATCCTTAGTAAAGGTTGCCCTTTGATAGATAGTTATGTCGTATCTTCCAGGAACCACTGATAATTTAGTCGCTAGAATAGTTTACCCGTAGACAATAAAAAAGGAGGTCCGAAGACCTCCAATTTCAAGTTGTTTCCGTGATCAGGAAACAGTGGCGGTTGCGTCCACGCCAGCCAGACGACTAGCGGCGCGACCATTGATCAGAGCCATGCCACAGTACCACTCAACCCGGGTCACCAGGGTCGGGGAATCGGTAGCTTCACCCAGATCGCGGACCTGAGGGCCACCGTTCTGCAGGCCGGTCAGCAGGTCATTACCGAAGGCAACAACGTAGATCGACTGGCTGCTAGGGGTGCCATCAAGGATAGCAACGTTCTGATGGTCGCGGTCAATCTCCAGGACGGGCACACCGCCGTAGAAGAGTTGCTGATAACCGAAATCGTTGCGCTCGATGTCGATCTGACCGTTGGCACGGGCCACCTTGCTCAGGTGACGACGAGCAGACTTGGACATAACCAGATACTTCTGGCCGCCTTGGGCGTCCACAGCATCCAGAGCCTCGTCAAGCTTGCCGGTATCGAGGGCGCCACCACCGTTGTTGATGTACTGGCTGGAACCGGAAGGCAGGCGAGCGGCCAGGCCGTCGAACTCAGCAGCGTTGCTGTCAGAGTCACCGTTGATAAACAGACCCTCGAAGGCCAGACGCATTGCGCGAGTCTTGGCTTGGATCTGATAGGCACGAGCTTCGGGGCCTTCGAGGTCCACGATAGCGCGGTCAACCTTGATATCGCCACCGAAGAGCTTCAGAGCCTCGCTCTGTTGCTTGACGGTAGCATAGCTCTCGGCATAGCCATCGTTGAAGGCACGGAAGCCTACATCACCGAGAGACTCCTCGCGCTTCCAGAACAGGCCATTGCCTTGCACTTCACGGAAGGGCAGGTTCTGCAGAAGGGGACCGGCGGCGAGTTCGGTGATGATCGCCAGTTCCTGGGGGTTGGTCGAGTGCTTCTTGGCCTCGACGAGAGTAAGTGCCATGATGTTTCCTAAGTTGGATGAATGTGGGTAGGAAAGGTAAATCGCCTCTAGAACGTCACGTTCCGATTGCGCTAGACCCTCCCCGCTAGGTCATCACAACCAGGCCAGGGCTGGGTACTTCACCATAGAGTACCGAACATAAAAAAAGGACCGGTTTTTTTGCCGGCCCAGTGCTCCGCTATTAGCATCAGCCAAAGGCTCGCTGGAATAGTTCTTCTCGGCTCAGTGACGACAGATCCTCGCTAGTGACGCCGTTGGCATCAGTGCCGCCGTAGCCAATGCCAGCGCCAGAGCCTTTGTTACCTTTAAAGAAGGTCCCGTAAATTGGATGGTTTTTGAACTGACCCAGATAGTCCTCTGGGTTGATCCGACGACCAGAATCCTTGTCCAAGATCGGATCACCGGCACTATCTACTACGGTGACATTGCCGTCGACCTCAAGACGGAACTGACTACCGATCTGATTGGCAAGCATGTCAAAAAAAGACACGCCATCGGCAGCATCGGTGCGTCCGCCAGCGGCGAAGAACACCTTCTCGAGGGCATAACGCTTTCGAAACTCCTGCAACTCGCGATTAGCCGCTTCCGCTTTCTTGGTAGCCTCGGCGGCCTGGGAACCGTACTTTTCTTCAAGTAATCCAGTACGTTCGTCCGCTGCAGCTTTTTCACGTGCGGCGATAGCGGCTTCCTCTTGGAGCTTTCGATATTCGTCAGGATTAATCTGCGCAAACTTTTCTAGTTGCGCAGCTTTTTCCTTTACTTCTTTTTCATAAATTTTACGAGCTTCGCGTTCCGACTTTAGGGCCTTTAACAGGTTCTGGACTTCATCTTCGCTGTAAGCTTTACCTTCAGCGATTTCGGCACTGTCGGTGCCGGTATTAGACATCGCGCTCATCTCAAGCGCTTGTGCGTTGTCTTCGGGCATTTTATTAGGCGTCTCGCCTATGGGGCGAGATAGTATGCCCAATTAATTGATCAATTATTTGTTGACAATTTTTTTCACTAATTTTTCATCTTTTTCACGGCGCAACAAGCTATTACGCGCCACGGCTTGCAGTAGTTTGGCGTATTGCGACAGGCTTGATTCTTTTGACATTGCTAGATATGCTGCTTACTAGCTTGCCATATGTTTTGTTGCCATGAAACATCACGAAGGCAAAAGGGTCATGGTTTCAAGTCGTCAGTAGAGAACCCAAGTGCAAGCAGCATCTGCCTGCAGTACTGCGGGTCGTTCCAGTCATTTACAACAATAAATGATTCGTTTATGTATTCTTTATAGCCGAATGTTTCCACGTACCAGGGGATCCCTGGGCGGGCAACGGCCCGTGGAGAAATAGCGATCTTTGGCTTAATGTTGGTTACCGGCGGATAGGGATTAACGTCCCCACCCCAGCAGTCCGAGTCGCCGTAGGCGTAATCTGGATAAGGGTATTCTGCGTTTGCGTTCCAATAAGCATACGAGAACGTCGCCCCTTGCTTGTAGTAGTCTTCGTATATGTAGCCAGTAGCTGTGCCACCATAAGGAGGACACCACTCATCACTATTTACTGACTTAAATGTTCCGTCAATGTTCCAGTCTTCAAGAATATACTTTTGCGTAGCTGGAAATGACTTTATATTTGCCGGATCAGTAAATTGATATTGATTATTCATCATTGCGTAAACGGCCGGCGTAAACGGCTCTTCGTTATACGGCTCAATACCCTCGCCATTGCCGTTTCCGTAATAAAACTGAAGCTGAACAGATTGACTTGGATACTTGGTTTGCACGTACAAGTATCCATCAGGACTTGGTCCCTCTGGGCCGTTTACCTTGCTCCTAATCCTAGTCTCAAATTCTATTGTCTGCGAGTTTGTCGACTCATCAGTTACTTCATCTATCCAATGCTGCATCCTTGCAGGCACGGCTATTTCGCGTATCGCAGTATTGCTGACAACAAATGCTTTTGTTGTTTTTTGCCTTCCATAATTTGAAGTTATGCTTACTAACCCTCTATCAAAAGCATTAAACTGAGAAAGAGGAGGATTACCTGAAAGAGGATACGGCTTTGCCCACCCAGAGAAACTATAGGCCGTTTCTCCCCAGTACTCAACCCTGTACTCAGGAGGATAGTAAAACCAAGAATATGTGTTGTTGAAAGAATTGTAAAACCATAGGCCATTAGGGTAAAAATTAGATCCGTTTAAAAACCACGGCGGCCCATCTGGCCATATAAAACTTTCAGAGGATGTTTTTTCAAAATGATAGTAGAGGCCAGTCACCTCGACGTAGTCGTACGTCGCTACGCCATAAAAGATTATAATGTGATTATCTTTTCCGGCAGGCAATACTAGCCAGTCGTAACTAAGGCTACTGTTTTCAAGGTGCGCTGTAGTGCATTCACTAATTGTCAATGTTCCGAACTTCGCCGTTTCTCCAGTTGTAAGAAGCCTATAGTCATCCTGCACAAGCAGGTCAGTAAAGCCTTGAGATATTGCACTATAATCAACACCAGTTAGACCAAAATCAAAACTTACCCACTGGCTACCATCGCCACATCCAAATTGCACTGGAGTCTTTCTGTTGCAGCTATAAGAGTCATTTGGGCCGGCAAAAGCTACGTTAAACGTATTCCAAGAACCCTGATACCGTTCGTTAATATATTTTGAGGTATTTCCCCCGGAAACATAACCGTCGTATGTATCGCCATAGTAATACTGCTCCCCGCCTTCGGCGAACCAGGAAAGTCCTATAGAACCACGGGACGGAATGCGAAACGCTGCTGGTCTGCGCTCAGCAAAAGGCACAACGGTAGGCACGCCATAAAGCGAGGTGCCATCCGGTGCCTGGCCGTTGGCGGCGAGCCTGGCGTTGCGCTGCTCAGTGCCATCCGCCTCGATCTGGGCCGTGCGTTCCTTCTCTAGTTGTGCCTGGCGGGCAGCCGCTTGCAGTTGCTTGGCCTTGTCACTGAGGCCGCCCGATCCAACCGTGACATTGATCTGGGTGCTCACGTCTTAATCATCGCAAACCAATGCGATCCTGTAGGTCTGCGTCTGACCGGGGGCTAGCGCAATGTTTGGATTTTCAACTATTAAACTATGAATATAAGTTTCACCCTCAATATAGATGATTACGTGATCATAAATATATCCTGCACCAGTGGCTGTAAAAGCGGCATCGATTGTCGGAACCTCATAGCGGGCGTCAGTCGCATCGTAGGCTCCCGTGGCAATAACTTCGGAATAGCGGACATAGCCATTGCCGCTCTTCTCAACGCTCTGCCACTGAGCAACTGTACTTTCTGCTGTAAAGCCAGAAGCCCCGACGGACGCCAACAAGACTTTCAGCGTTTCGCCTTCGTAGGCCAGGCCTGCCACCCGTTTCAACTCTTTCTGACTAATGGTGGTTGTTAGTGCCATATTAAGTTACTGTAAAAGTTATAATACCAGAGGCATTCCAGATGATCTGGAAGATGCCGCCGTCCGTAGTGGTTATCGTTTCCCCGAAATCAATAAATATTACCGGAGGGTCGTTGGTGTCGGTGTCGTTGTAGAGGATGGCGTAGGCGGCGGCCAGGCTTCCCCCAGCCGGGACAGTCCAACTCACGTCATTGGCATCAAATTTTGCGTCGTTCGTTGTAACTTGTGTGATTGCTACGCCGGCTAACGTGGCACCAGTAGCAGTGTAGCCGTTACCAGCAGCCACTTCAGTTTTTGTCACACCCGCCAATGTGGTTGCTGAGGCCAAGTAAGTGGCACTGGTATAAAGTGCTACTTTGTATACGTCTGCGGCTACATTAGCACCAGACGCAAAGCGCTGAGCCGTGTGATCAAATGTCGAGACAGTGACAGGCATAAGGTGATCCGCGTTTGCTAATAGGATGCCAGCTTCTACGGGATTGCAGCGGCAATATCATTGACGAGCGTCGTGACGCGGGAGTCAAGCAGGGCCAGGTCGAGAGATCCGCCGATGGAGTAGAAAGCGAGGCGGCTATTGCCAGCCCCGCCGAACGGAGTGCTAAAAATCCTAAATAAACCAGATTTTACGGCACTACTTGCTTGCGTTACAGTGGTACTGCCGAGGTTGGGAGTTCTAAGAATGAAATTAGAGCTGTTACTTCTTGAAGCTCCATATAAACCAGTGCCGCCAAATGAACTTGAAAGTTGCGTATTGCTACTGCCCATGCAGCAAGTATTAAATGCACTTGTGCTTCCCTGCCTGATAAAATAACGAGATCCATTGAAGGAAGTGTCGCCTCCTCCTAAAAGAGTTTCATCGGCACCGGTTCCCAATGCAGTTACATGCGCAGACATGTGTGCATTGTTTTGCGAATCTTGATTGTTGTCGTAAGTTAAATCTAATCTCTTCGTGGAACCACTTCCTTGGAGCCCTGTCTTGCGGTCGTAGTCAGAAGCAGCCCCTGGATGGGTTTGTGTCGGTGGCGTGAAGTTGGCGGTGTAGCGGGCTACGCCCTTGGTGATACGGAAGTCGTCAATGTAGCCGTTAAAACTTTCATCAGCACTAAATAGGTTTGCATTGTTACCGACTCCCACTCCCACAGGTGTAAATGCAGGCGCGGTGAAAGTTACAGTAGACCCGACTTGAGTTCCATTGATAAACGCCATTGCGGAGCCAGCACTAACACTAAGTGCAACATGTTGCCACGTATTTAGGGCTAATGTGCCTCCGGATGTGTCCACAGAGGCAATGCCCGAGCCAGTGTCATGCCTTGTGCCCCAAGCCAGCGAAGATCCGTTATGACCTATATAGATAATACCAAAAAAAACTACAGCAGACGCAGAAACAGAGCTGATAATGTTAAACCCAGTTAGCTCAACCGGATAAATCCAAGCCTCAAATGTATAAGTATTAGAGCTGAATGAAAATGCTCCTCCCGTATTCGGCGCGGTGAGAGCATCGCCATTCCCGTCAAAAACCGTACTTGCCCCGCCAAACTTGCTTTGCGTTGTACTTATCTGGGCGTTGCCCGCTCTTGTAACTGTTAGTGCGTTGTTGCTGCTATCCGTAAACGTCGTGCTACCATTTGCGCCGTTCATGCGCAGTAACAGTGATACATTTGCCCAGTGAGGGTCGGCGGGACCCCAGAAGTTGAAGTTGGTGGGCGCGGTACCAACCAGGGGAGTCAACGCTCCATCCAAATTGTTCCAGCCAGCCATTATACAGCTTGACTTAATGCTATTCCAGGTGCCATCAGCTTTGCAGCCTCTGATGAACGCGTCGAATGCATTAACGAGTTCTAGAGTTTGTGTCATGATAAGGTGCCTCCAGCGGCGTAACCCGCATTGACGTATTTCAAGGTATCGATGTCATATGTGCTTCCATCGAGACCTGTATTAATGGCAAAAGCCATCTCGGCTACCAGTCTGTCTACCCTGGTGTCAAGCAGGGCGAGGTCGAGGGATTCACCGATGGAGTAGAAGGCTAGGCGAGCGTCTGAATACGTTGCGTCTATGCCTGCTTGGGTGGTGCCGTCCATCTCCCTAAATACTCCGTATCTAGCGTTAGCAGGAGCTTCAGATATCTGTGTTAGCGTTGAGCTGTTACCACTGTGGCGAACTACATAGGATCCGCTCGCGCTACGGCTGGTTCCCATAAATGCCGTTGCACTACCGGCATTAGCAACTGATTGGAAGTCCGAGTTGACATTCCTACTGTATAAGGCGGAACTGTTGTTGTCCAATCTTCCAATACCCGTCGCTCCATCAGCATTACCTCCCGCCGATACATGAGCGGGAAAACGACCAACTGCTGAAGTCGGCGCAGCCGAAACCCATGCTGATAAGTGTCTGTTATCCTGCGGATCAGCATTGTTGTTCCTATTGCTGTTCAGGTATTTCGTACTTCCATCTCCGACTAGCCCTGTCTTTCGGTTGTAATCAGAGGCAACTCCTGGATGGGTTTGTGTGGGTGGCGTGAAGTTGGCGGTGTAACGGGCGACCCCCTTGGTGATGCGGAAGTCGTCCATGTGGCCTTGGAACGGTGTCAGCGGGCTAGCGGGGCCATCGGAGCCAATTGTCAATTGAGATGTAAAATCAAACAGCGCAGCCGATGAAGTTGTTGATGTACCTGCAATTCCGTTTAGGTAAGGCGTAAAAACATTGCCATTTCGCACAAGGGCAACATGTTGCCATGTATTCAATGTGGATGTTCCTATTGATACGCCAGACGCAATGTCCCAAGTGCTGCCGCCAGCCGAACTGAGGTAATAGAGCAGCGACGAGCCGCTTGTGATAATCGCGTATGAGGTATTGCTGCCGTCATCTGGATTGATGTGCTGCTTGACGCCCGTAAGGCTAGTGGGGTAGAACCAGTACTCAATGGTGAAATTGCCGCTGCCAAACTTGAAAGCAGCGTTGTTTGCTACCTTGCACCAATCGCCATTCCCATCAAACAATCCACTAGACCCGCCAAACTTGCTCTGTGTGGTACTGATCTGTGCGTTGCCGAATGTTGTAACGGCAAATGCATTCTGGCTGCTATCAGCAAAAGTAGTACTGGCATTTGCGCCATTCATGCGCAGCAGCAGTGACACATTTGCCCAGTTCGGGTCCGCGGCTCCCCAGAAATTGAAGTTGGTTGGCGCAGTACCAACCAGCGGCGTCAACGCACCACTCAGCGTGCGAGCACCGGCCAGAATGCAAGCCGCTTTAATTGCACTCCATGTTCCATCCGTCTTACAACCTAGTACGAAGTTATTAATAGCAGTCTTGACGACTGTTTCCAGAGATTGGCCATCAGCGCTTTCCACGGCAGCGATATAAGTCAACGCATCCACGTCTAAGCCGGTGGATGGAGTAGTTGTTGGAGCGATAGCTTCGACAGCTATCGAAGCAACAGGCGCCAGAACGGAGACATTCTGAGGACTAGTTGACTCCACTGCCGGGACGAAAGCGTCGACAGCTATCGAGGAAACGGGTACGAATAGCGAGACAGCTTGAGGTGTGCTCGACTGAATCGTCAAGGCAGGAGCTTCAACGGTAATACTAACAACAGGATTCAAGATGAACGAGCCAACAGCCCTTCCTACCGTTGGCAATGGCGATGCGACAGCGACATTCGTGACTGGCACCCGTGCGATGTAAGAGCCGACAAACGGCACGACAGGAGCGATGGCAATTAAAACGGGAGTTGCAATCACCGCGCTGCCGATTTCTGTACCGACCAGGGGTACGGCGGCCTGTATCGACATGTCAATAGCACTAACACGAACATTGACACTATTGGCCAATATTGGCACGTTGCCTGCTATTGCAATGCTTGAAAATGGCATTCCGATCGAGAATGTCCTTTCGACCACCGATTCGGTCGAGATTTTTAGTGCTGGTACTACAGTGAAAAGCTCCAGTGTATAGTCAAACTTTCTTACAACAGTTCCGACGCGTAATCGCCCTGTGTAAATCGCAATTTCGTTGTAGGGTGGTACAATAGTACTGGCTGTCGTGGTTAATCCTGGGGTAGGGCCTACATTGGTCCAAGTTGTACCGTTGTATGTCCAGAAGTTTCCTGTTACTTCATCTTGGACGCCGTCTCCTGTATCTGCATCAGGAAAAGCTGTATTCAGGATTGACTGAGGTGTAGACCCTACCGTTTCAACTGATCCCACTACCTGCGTCGGCGCCGTATTCACCACCACTGGACTTTCGGGCAGACTCACAATGCCAGGAGCGACAGGGAACCAGAATTCTCCAGTTGTGCCACCAACCGCCGCCCAGAATAAAGCATCCGTACTTGCTACGATACCGCTACTGTCAAAAGCCCAGCTTGCGCCATTCACACGATACAGCGCCGTGAGACCATTGGCTTCAACATAGATTGGTCCGAATGGCACCGTCGGCAATCTTTCTGGAGAAAGTTGCAGGCTAATACCGCTGCGGTTGCCGAGCAATAGTCGATTCTGCACTCTGCCATATTGCATCGCCTTCTGTTCAGCGGCACTTCTGAAAGCAAAGAATGGCCCGCCCGATGGGCCCACAAATATATCGTCAGGTGCGTATGGCAGGGAGAACTCGATGCGGCGCTCTGCGGCAGCACTACCCAAGGCAAGCACTAACTCGCTTTTGCTTTCAGTGCTCCAGCCGTTGTTTGGATCACTTTCGCCTTCGCCGCCCGAGGCTGAAGAGGTAGCATTGTTGGCGCCAGCTTCTTTTTCTTCTTTCGTTGGCGATCCCTTTGCGTAATTTGCATTTATGCGTTCAGATTGCGGGGGCCTTGATTGACTAGTAGTAATACCCTTACGGGAAACTGTTACCTCGGTATTTTCATGAACCAACTCGCTGTCTATTACATAATTAATAATATTAATACTATCAGGAATAGTTGGACTATCTTCGGTAGCTTTTGCAATTTGTTGTTGTCCATTTTGCGTAAATGCATACTTTTTATAAGTAGAAGTGACGTCTTTTGTGTACGAATCTACGGTTTCGTTAGATGTAATTATAGTCTCGGTAGGTAGAGTGGCACTTTCGAAATAGTTATCATAAACAATGAAAACATCACCGTCGGCCCAGTTGAGCGATACCGACGCTAGAACGCCTAGTTGAGATTGTCGCTTTTCTACCTTGCTGCCTGTTTGATTTCCGAAAGCATCGTAAGTAAAGGTTTCGGTTGTTTCGCTTATTGTTATTTCTTCGTTGAAAAAATTATAACCATTTGAAAGGTAATCCTGAGCGACAGACGAGGCAACAGATATCAGGGGCCCCCTTTCTGTACTTACCTTGAGTATTGGAACATCTCTTTTTTCAACGGCCGGAGGTTCTGGTGTCTCAGGATTTGACTCCTCGTCTTGTTTTTCCCATCCCCCTGATCCAGAGCTAATCCATTTTATAGTGCCGTCCGATACATAATCGTATGGTTTTGCTGTTGGAAAGAATTCGCTTAGTACTGATTCCGGCTCCGTCTCAAACCTTTCCTGAATTGTCGGCGGATTCAGCTCCCATCCGGAGTCCAAGTACACCCAATCATCAAAACCGTCGGCTACGCGATCATATTTTTCAGCATCGGGCCACACTTCCTCTAGCACGCTTTCCGGATTGCTTTCAAAATCTATCTGCTGCTGCTCAGTGAATGACGCTGTGTTTCCAATGAGAGAGTAACTCGGAAACACGGCCGGACCAATGAAAAACAAGCTCGCCTGAATAGCCTCTTCTTCGGATTCCTCTTCTGGCTCTTCTTTTTTTATTTCAATTGTCTTGTACTTTGTTCTAATTTCGCTGGAAGTAGCGCCCGAATATCGTTGCACTAAATCATACTCCACTCCGTCTATGGTGCGCTTAAATGGTACATAGTAATTTTGTGGAGAGTTGAAAGTTTTTACAAGTTCCCAATTGAGTCTCTCTATTTCTTCTGCCAGCTCCTCGGCCTCTTCTTCGGTTAGATCGGGATCCGAAGGGTCGACGACACCTCCAGGCGGATCCTCCTCTGGGGGTGTAGCCCCACCGTCTGCGGCTTCCGCTTCTTCAAGTGTCGGGACCTTTAGCTTTAGCGTGCTATAGCTGACGGTTACGGCCTCACCAGGTAATTGTCCTACACCGATCGAGCCAAGATCAATGATATCAGACGATGTATATACAGGTCCGCTGCCGCTCTCCTGATCCAGGCTTTCAATTTGCAATACCTCATTTTTATCTAAATAACCGAAATAGCTCTCGGAGACCAGTAAATTACTAAGTATATCAACATATCCACTACTGAAGTCAAACTCAGCGATGCTGAACGAATTAGTCAAAGGCATTGAACTCGAAATGATTCCAATCTTTGCAAGGCATTTTTTCGCAATACTAGCGGCGCGAATCGGTAATGTTACGATTGCAGAATCGTCTTCCGTGTATTCTGCGTTCAATGGATCATTAAATGCGCTCCACTTTATTGGTTCCTTCAGGTCTGACACGTAGGTAAGTTTACATCCAAGCTCAACCTGTGTTGTACGCCTAAACGGGTCAGCGAAACTACTTAATACACGTAATTTTCGTGGTATGTTTCGGGTAATTCCTTGTTTTGTGTAATCAAAAGTGACGACCGTCCCCATCGACGGGGTGATCAACCCTGAAATTAACACCGACCCCTGGGTTTTAATTAAACCACTGCCCTGCAGGTAATCGTCACCGATGTTCCCGCTGATTATCGTACCCAGCGAACATGATACATCAGCCCGAATATCAATAGCCATTATAAAACTAACCCCAATTGAATAGAAACAGTATACTGGACAGTTGCTGTACCGCCTACAACTTTGTTTGTCGCCGATGCACTAGGAGCAGTGATTGGGAAATAACTCCCGACAGACGGAACTGCATCAATCTGATTCTCGTACCAGGCTCGAATAGCGTTCCAGCCACTGAGGTTAGTCGTACCTTCTACGTCTTTGATATTATAAGGAACAAGGGCTCCCTGGATGTAATGTGTTCCCGTCGCCGTCAGCTCCATTGTTGGCGACGTTGCATATGCGTCCACCGGCTTCAGCAATGTTAGAGTAGTAGTCCCGATCGTAATCGTACCCAAGTTCGGCAAGTCTTCATCTGCCGCTTCATCTTCTTTGGTCTTTAACAGGACCGCTAATGCTTCGTTTGCATCGACCAACTCTACACTTGCTGATAAATAGGCTCCAGACTGCTCTGCGTTGGGCGCTGTTATGAACCAGCAAGGTACATTGGTCCATGATTGACCGCCGGGACCATCACCGCTAAAGTTGATAGTTGTACCAACGACACCAGAAGTCTCGGTTGGCTCATCTTCTATCCTTAGATCACGCCACGCGTCGTATTCATCAAGCAAGTCGAGCCATTCAGAGGGTTTCAGAAACCCTGAAATCAACCATTTTCTTGCAGTCTGACCCGCTCTTGTATTGGTCTCATCGTAGCCAAACGGTTGGGCATTCAGGTTGGGAAAACTGGTACTTCCAATCGTAATGGCCATTACATTCTGCGATTTAATGCATCAAGGTAAGCAGTACCGCCAGTGTTCCGGACTCCAACGTTTACGTTCCAGTCCTTGTCTGCCAGCTTAGTCACTGCGCGGCTTAGTTTTCCGATCTGTATTGCTTGATGAGCTTGCACTGCCGCCATTTCTTGTAAACCGGAATCCGGTTTATTCGTTTGAGACAGTGCCGCCTGGATGGCACGAGCCACTTTGGCTAGACCATTGCCGCCAGAGCCAGTGGCAGAAGGACGCACTCCAGTGGACACACGGCCCGTGGGGATATCAAGGGTGGACATGATATGCGCGGGTATCACCATGCCCTTACCGGGAGCCTTCCAGAGGGCGTTGCGGGGCTTGTTAATGGGACTAAGCGTGCCACTAGAAGACAAGAAGCCCTCCTGTCCCAGTTCGTTGATCCTATAGGTCTTGCCGCCGACCGTTGGCCCGCCGGTCCACAAACCTGGCTGGCCTACATAATTTACGTTTACATTTACAGTTCTACCATCAATGCTGTCCAAGGCATTGCTAATGCCTTCCGCTGCAGTCTTCCCATCTTGCAGAGAGCTTCCCAGTCCGTCAGCCGCACTCGCACCGGTGGCCAGGTCCGTTGCTGCATTATCGAAAGAATCCTCGGCATTCGATGAAGCATCGTCAAGACCCTCCAGGCCCTTACTGGTATCCAGCCTATCAATGACAGTGCCAACCCCCAGAACACTGTCTCTTGCATTTTCATAGGCCTCCTGTAGTGTTTTAGGCCCACCGATGTCTATAATCGTGCCAGCAGCCACTACGGAGTTTATATCAATTCCAAGCTCTCTCGCGGACTCCGCTGCTAAATCATAGCCTTGCTTTGCTTGCTCTGCTTCAAATTTGGCTGCATCAAGAGCAGCATTAGAATTTTCAACTGCTCCGGCAAGCGTCAAGAGATCCCCTCCCGCTCCTGCTAGGGCATTGCTATATGCATCCTGAGCGGTTTTAGCTTCTTGAGTTGTCAGCTTCAACATGTCGAGAGATGTGCGATACCTATCACTGGCATTTTGTATGCTACTAAGCACCCTTGGAGGGAGTAGATTGCCTTCAGCGATCGTATTACTAAAGGTTTTAAGCCAATCCCCACCGGCTCTACGGGCAGCGTCGATGACAGATTTTGTTGTTGTCGGATCAATCCCTATTTTGTTCCCCACCTGAACAGCCTGGGGACCTGCATTTGCAATTTCCTCTCGCTGTTTTCTTTGGAATTCACCAGTCGCAGCTTTTGCAGTGCTAATACTTATGCCAAGTGCTTTGTATGATGCCGACAAATTGTTCACAATGCCTTGTTGTCTTAATTGTGCTGCTGTTAATTGTTCCACTTTGCCAGTGAACTGATCCTCGACAAGGAACAACTCTTCGCCGGCGGCAGACAAAGTGCCAATTACCTCCTTGGATGAACTAGCAACACCAGTAAGGGCGGTTGCCGCTGTATCAGCCTGATCTATCATCGCGCCAAGCCCCGCGCTACCAGCCTCACCCAGGGCTCTTCCGGCCTTCGCTGCGTCATATTCTTTTTTTGTCAGCCAGACGATTGCACCTGTTGCTTTTTCTGTTGTCATTATCATTTCGATACCACCCATCACCGCTGTGCCCATCACGTCACCATAGGCCTTGGCGGCTTGATTGGCTGCGCTACCTATGCCAGTAATAGCTTTCTGCGCGGAATATGCATTCTGTTCAAGCTTTTTGGGATCAATGTTGCCGTAAGCATCTCCTTTTAATTTATTCAATTCATCAAGGCTTATTCCACTAATCCTGCCAAGCACTTTCGCAAGGAAATCCAGGACTTTGCTGAGATTTTTAATCGTATTTTTCAGGTCATCTGCTGCCTTCCTCGTGTCTACGAATTCTTTCTTTTGCTTGAGTATCTCTTCATAGGTTTTACCAGTAAGCTTTGGCCCCCAACTCCAATCTCCAGTATCAGCCCTAACCTTTTCAAGTGCAGTCGTAAAATCTTTCTCAATTTGTTCTGCATTTTTTCTGATCTCGCCAGGGGTGAAGAATTCTGGCTTACCGAGCAGCAAGTCTTGATATGCGCTTTTGGCCGAGTCTAATTGTTTTTTAAACTCCCTGCCAGCCTCTATTATAGCTGCCTTTGCCTTGAGCGAACTGTTAACGAGCGCCAGACCCGCTTCTTCCAGGAGTCGCTTCTGGGTCTGGGCATTAATCGTTCCTTCTTCAAAAGCTTTTTGAATATAGCTAGTGCTTTGAGAGAAGGTAGTCTGAGCATCTTTGAAATCATTTGTAATTTGACTCACTTGTAGTGCTGCATCTCTAAGAGGCCCGGCCTCGAGGTCAATTTTAAGTTTAGACTCGGTAATCTCCTGCTGTAAATTTCTTAGTTCAACTTCAATTTCTATTTTAGTTCTTGATAATTTCGCTGCAATGAATTCAAATGCTTTAATTTTGGTCAGTGCTTCATCAAGTTGGTCTAGGCCTGTGGGGCTGAAAATATTAAGATTTTGAACTTGATTTTGCAGTAGCTTAATCTCATCCTGTATTTCTTTAATACTATTTACGCCATCCTCCTCGCCAAGTGCAAACCCTATAGATAATCTTCTTTCATTATTTACTTCAATCAGTCTTCTGATTTCTTTTTCGGTTAGCTTTGCGGCAGCGGCTGCTTCTAGTAATTTATCCCGGTAAGTAACAACTCCGGCTTCAGCACGCTGCAGCGATATTTCGTTCTGCCTGATACTCCTGTCAAGCTGTAGTACTGCTTTGCCAGCTTTTTGATATGTTGGGTCAAACGTTCCCCTTGCCTTGAGGGCGTCGTCCCTTATTTTTGCTTGCTTGTTTCTTTCGGCCGTCAGGCGTATTATTTCATTTTTATAATCAGCGACGGCTTTTTGCGCAGCCCTGTAGTCATTTAATGCTGAATTTTGCAAACCTTTTTGCGTAGCATAAATCCGCTGCAATTCCTGAATCGCGGACTTCTCTTGCTCAAGACCCTGAATAAAAGCCTCCCTATCGGAGCTTCCAATTTCGCTAATCTTGCCGGTTTTTCCTAGTCGATCCAGTTCGCGACCGAGTTCCGCGGTTAGTGGTACTATTTCCGCGAAAGATTTACCCAGCGCCTCAGCGGATTTTGCGGTTTGTCTTGCCTGCTGCTCGGCAGCATTGCCGGTCAATGCATAGGCGGCCAGTCCAACCGTCACAGCGCCGATTGCAGCAGTTAGCGGCGCGAATGGCCCTCCTACAGCAGCGCCAGTAAATCCGCCGGCAACTGCCGCACCTAGGACAATTGCAAGTCGAGAAGCAAGACCATCTGCGCCCTTGGTAACGCTCTGTAATCCTTTCGCAAGGTTATCCAAAAGACCGGATACAGAATTCACAACATCGGTAATCACGTTACCAAAGGTCAGCCACGCCAGAGCCAGACCGGTGACCGGCTTCTCGCTCTCTTTCGCTCCACCTTTGAGATCCTCGATTGCCTTCTTTAATACTTCGATTCTTTCCTTGGATTCCTGTAAAATTGCGCTCGATTCAGAATTGGCTGATTGAAATGCGCCGACGGCAGCTCCAATTGCTATGAATGCAACGCCAAGTGGACCCAATGTACTAAGAAGTCCCCGCACACCGGCTACGGTAGCCCCCAGGGCGCTCCTCACCCCTTTAAGTGAACGTTGGAGTATAGTAGTATTCGCCGCCACTATTTTCTTTCGTGCAGCAACTCGCTCCAGGCTCGCAGTGTAATTCTGCATATTTCGCTCGGCCAGCTTGATTGTATCTTCCGATGCTCGAATCTTCTGGGTTAAATTTTCAACTTCCCTATCCTGAGAAGGACTCAAAGTTTTAGTTGCTTTTATCTGATTAAGAGACTCAAGCCTTTGTTGATATTTTGCTAGATTTTTTGATGCCAAATCAAAGGCCTGGCTTGATTTTGCAAAATCAGCGTTTAAAGAAAGTTGTTGTTGGCCAAGCCTCTCCATTTCCTGCTTGGCAGACAAGCTGCCGGTGACCAGATCGCGTAGCGTGATACTCAGTCCATTGTTGGAGTACGACCGCTGAACTGCTTGTCCAAATTTGTTTATTGGAGTAATTAAATTATTCTGAATAGCTGTTTTGAAATTCTCGAATGTAGTCAAGGACCTTATGGCACCAAGGAACCCGGTCGCCCCTTCCGAGCCCTTTAAAAAATTATCCTTCAATACTTGAAGTGGTCCTATTATCTTTGAGGCTAGGGCTACTGCAATTAATTGCGCAACCCCGGGAATTTGAATCAGCGGACCAATGAATTTATTTACAGCATCAATAACAACGATAAAACCTTCCGCAACATTTAGCAGCCCGCCAACTAGAGCCCCTGCCTGCGAGGCGACTGCGCCAAGGATTGCAGCGATGCTCTTGACGACTTCAAGCTCAGAGACCCTGCTGATAAAATCAGTAATTGAGGCTCCGATTTGAATGAATACATACAAAACCGGCTCTATCGTCTTTGCCAGCTTTTCCAGACTGAGCTGATTAATTGCATTTATTTTGTTCTTTACCTGGTCAATTGTTACGGCGCCATTCCTTAACTCTATCGCAGCCTCGGAAGCACTGCTCCCAAGCTTGCCATATAGCAATATGCTCTTGCTCAGCTTTGGCAGATTTTCCAACAATACCTTGCCAGTCACTTCGCCGGCCTTAACCATTTCTTCAAGCTTAGAAGTGGTTACACTAAGAGCCTTAGCTAGGTCAGTCTTGAATGCTGGGTCTGCTTCGGATATCTGCTGGGTCAATTCTTCTGCCATCAACTTGCCTTTCGCGAAGGCTTGGATGACGCCATTCGTTACCCTGCGGGCCCTGTCTCCACTGATGCCAAATGCCGCAAAGCGGCTGGACAATGTCTCCACAACACTGGAGACATCTTTAATCGTTCCTCCAGTATTCAGAATAACTGGAGACAGTTGCTGGAAACCAGTTCTAACGGTATTCAGGTCGACGCCAAGATTCAGGGCAATTCGTGAGCTTTCGGCTAATGCTTGCGCACCTCCGGCTGCTCCAGCACCAATTGACTCAAAGGCTAGGCTGAAAGATTGCAGGTTCGCAAGTGCTCCCACTACAGCGTTAATCGAAGCAGTTACCTGGCCTACTACAATTGACAAAGACTGGAAAATGTTGACAAATTCAGTTATCTGTCTACCGGCACTGGATAGCCCTCTTAAGCCATATTCAGCCGTTAACCGTTCCCAGATATTAGAGGAAGAGGCAATATCAAGTTGTCTCTTAAACTCTTGAGCTTTTTGGTTTAGCCCAACCCATCTTCCGCTCAATCCTTCGATTTTATTTCCAACCTGGTCAAATGTAACGGCATATTTTGATACCGCATCCCTGGCTTGCTTTGCCTCGTTGAATTGTTGACGCAGGCTCGTTATACTATTTTTTTGTGGTTCTTTTTCTATCTGCCTGATTTTATTAAGCAGTCCACCATATTGCTTACTTACTTCAACTAATTCAGCCTTTGCTACCTTCGTACCAGAATCGCTAAATTCACTGCGGATGACGATCTTGAAATCAGTCTGCCCTTTTGCGTCTCTCTCTAGTTCTTCTCTAAATGCTATTACACTCCCTCTAGAACTTGCAAGCGCAGCATTTAACTTACCAAGCTCTCTTTGGAGATCGGAGAAATCCGCCTCGCTTCCAACTTTATATACAAACTCGTTAGCCACGGGCGAGCTATAGACTTCTTTCTATGTTGCCTAGAAAATCAATAAAAAAGGGCCCCTTTCGGAGCCCCCGTATGATGACTAGCTATTCTCAGGGGGAAGGAGCAGCGTTGGCGTCGATATCAATTCGATAAGCCCCATAGCCCTGGAGGGTAGCTTCCCACGAGACGATAGAGCCGGCCTCGATGGCCTCAGTGTAGCCCGTGAGGGTGCCATAGCCATAGACGCACTCGTCGGTCCCTGTGGGGCCCACGCGGGCGAACTTCACGCGCAATGCATCGGCAACGGTGTTCTGTTCAGTCAGGCGCAGGATTTGATAGCCAGCATCCTTAAAATCAGCCACGCCACCCAGGGAAATGCTCCAAGATTTAGAAGTGGGCAGGCTCAGATTGAAACCCTTAGTGTCCGAATCGTAGGTGATGACGTCTTCGGAGTTGGTATCCGTTTCAAGAGCTGCATTAGTCAGGCCATACAGGCGGGTAACCTTGTCGAGCCCGTCCATATCGAAAGCGGCGCCAGCAACCGTAAAGATGCCACCCGTGTAGGAGACCGAAGCAGACGCGCTCAGAACGTTAGCATTGGCCGAGCCAAGGTTAACAAAAGCACTAGAGGACGATCCGACACCCGTAGTGATACTAGTAAAGGCAGTGTCGACCTCGGCCGCAGCCAAGGGAATAATGTAAACGTCGTAGCCAAATGCAGTTGAAATGTTTGCCATGATGAGCTAGGTAGGTTTTAGCGAGACAGCAGAAATAGCAGGTACCTACCTGCCATTTTTAGGTTTCCAAATGCTCAACTAATAGTCTGCCGTTAAGTCATGATCGCAGCATTGCTTGGAATCAGCACAAGACTTTGGACAAGGGCTCCTATTTCGTTGGGAGTTGCAACTATTTCAACAGCCGTGGAATTACTAAATATTTGAATCATTCTGGAAGCTGCTTCCGCGACTGTCGACCCGGTAGCCGGTGGCCAAGCGATTAAATATACTTTCCACGTAGTGACAGGCACGCTCGCATCTGTTAAATAATCCATACGAGTGACCTGTCCAACGTCATGGATGATGACCTCTAACCCGCTTTGACTGGAAAGTTGCGGCAGATTCTCATTCGGTGAAAGAATTGTGATTGAATCAACTTCCGAAGTTTGACCGATGAATTTATAACTGCCAACCAGGCTCAAAAATTGTTCGTCCTCAGTCAATGTGTCATAAATGACCTCTGGCGAATCGGCCTTTTGTTGGGCCATTTTGTTAAATAATAACTGCCATAGACTGCCTAGATTGGCTACTTCGCAGGAATCCTAGTTCGAGCAATCACTAAAATGCAATGATTAAGCCTACTTGCATATCTTTAGAGACGACTGCTCAAAAAAATACACAATAATCAACCCAGACATCGATGATTTCGGGGAATTCTCTACCGATGTACGAACACGTCTACGATTATTTGTGGAACATGGAAGCCCTAACACACAAGGAAGCAAAACGAAAGTGGAGACAATCCATTAAGGACATATGGAATAACGAGTGCGCATATTGCGGAAAGCCGCCTATCGACGATTCTAGCTTGACGCTTGACCACGTCAGGGCACGCTGTAGGGGTGGCGAAGACTTGAGTGCGAACATTGTGCCAGCCGACAGGGAATGCAATGCCTCCAAGGGCTCACAGGACTGGAGAGAATGGTTCAGGATGCAAGAATTTTACGAAGAATGGAGGGAGGAGAGAATCAACTACTGGCTCAAGTATGGTCAACTTCCGGGGTAAATCAATAAACGACATCAAGATGACAATTTTCCTTGGCAATTACCTTTGAATCAATATTCGGCATTCTTATCCTTATTGTTTTTCCGCAAGGTGATCTCATCTCGAGGACATTCAAGCTTGCTGATTCCAGCGCAATAAGCATTCCCTTGCACGTACCATCGTCAATCTGCGGAGCGAGAATGATAGCAGAATCACACTGGTAACAAAGTAATTGTGGTGGAATTGACTCTTTCGCACGCTCTGACAGTTCCTTGTATGCAAACAATGCCCAGAATGGAAACAATCCACGCTCGATTAATGCTACCGCAGCGGCACCATAGATTGCATCTATTCTATCTGTATTTTCTTTTGAATTATATAGATAAAAATCTTCTAATTCAAATGGTTTCCTTCTCTTGTTGCGATCCCTGTTGATCTCTGCCTGTTGCGTGGCGAGTATCGCGATCGGCCTTTCATATTCATGTAGTTCCCTTGTTCTGAGTTTCGTCAGATATACTACTGCTGATATTACGTAGTCATAAGGAAGAAGCCAGAAATTCTCACGGGAGAATTCGCTATCTCCAGGAAAACCACGTTTTAGCTGCCAATAATATTCCTCAAAAGGAATTAGGTCTTCGCTACGCCCCTGGGACTCAACTTTTTTGCCACCTTCTCGAGACTCACGGACTCTTTCGCTTCGTCAATGGCCAATCTTTCAATCACCTTATTGTCCTCGTCACGATATAATGCAGCTAGGCCGCTGATAATGTCAGGGTGCAATGCCATCACTTCACTCATGCCGATTTCAGGATCGATACGATAACGAAGTAAGCATGCTGCCATCAGTAATTCGTCACTCGCCTGGCCATTTGCTAAATCTTGAATCACTCCGGCCAGATCTTCAGCAAATTCTTCCTCAATCTTGAGGTCGGTTTCATCTTTTGCGCCACCAGAGAGCACACGGATGATGGCGTCATACGCCTTTGACATCTCAAGTCCATGAATCCTGGAAACTTTCCTGGAAAGCCCAATTAATTTAGACGTTCCCTGGTCGCTTTGCTTGACTTGCTGGAAAAATGCTTTCTCGCCAGAAGTCAGGTATCCGCGACGTTCGATTTCAATCTGGCCAGACTCCTCGGATCCTACTTTTATTACAATCGGCTTCACCCGAGGCTCTACCACGAAGGGAAGTTTTGCCATTTAAAGTTAGTTGAGTGTGCTAGTATACCTTTATTGGCGATATTTTGCGCTAACTTTTTCAAAAGCTTCCTCGAATATGGCTTCAAAGTCAATACTGGGTCCGGGACCGGTGCCATTCAGGACGCTGTCAATCCAAGGTCTTGCTGGATAATAAAATTTTTCAGCGTTTGGATTGCCATATGGATACTGTATGTAGCCGCCATAGTGTACTATCGCCGCGTAAGGCTGGCTGTAAGAAATTGTAAATCCATTTCCGGCTTTTTGAATCTTCAAAGAATCCCTGAGTGCTCCGGTGTCAACGATATCTCTCGCCCCATCCCTCCATTTCCATATTGCCGTACTGATTGCAACATCCAGCGCTTCCGTTATTCTCTGAATCACAATATCTACCGCCTTATTAACTTCTTTTCGCAAGTCCGAAGGGAGATCTCTGATTCCAGCTTCATATTCCTCAAACGATACTCTTCCCCTGCCCTTGAACTTTACGTTTACTCTGGCGTCCAGCACTTTCTCTTCTATCTTTTGACCGATTTTAATGTCAGTTGACTTGAAATTTATTAAATCTTTTGTCATCTTATCAGTTCTCCGCCAATGACCTGAATCTCCACTCCACCGATTTCACTATAAATAATATTATCAATGCCGATACCGCCATAGACACCAGAAGATCTTTCGATTTGAGCTCTCATTAGCCTATCATCACCGAAACGCAAGCTTCCAACCTGCCCTGGTGCCATCCAGTTGTATTGCCTTGATATATTTTGATAAACTAAACCCAGTTCAGAACTGGATCCCAGAATAAAAGTTGACGGGACAACTGCATACTGTAGAGCATAGCCACGATACAGGAAGAATTCCCCAGAGCCACCAGGCATCGAATCACCCGAGTTAGCACGAAGCGGAACTTTTGTCGCCCCAGTCTCCGTTCCTGTAGATTGCTCCCTTTTCAGGAATGCCTTAATTAAATAGTACGGTCCCGCAGCACTACTGATTCGACCATTTGCTACCGTAACAGCTCCCTGCGATCTAATTAATATCGCGGAGTTTGCATACGGCAGCAACGGAGAGGTCATGTCCACATTTTTAAATAGTTTTCCTTTTGGTTTTTGTTATCTTTTCTTAAGATTTAACAGTAAAAGCCACCAGTAACCTATTGTATTGACAAAATTATCATGGATAACGACTTCACCCGCTTGAAACGCTGGGAAACCCCGCGAACGGGCCCTGCAAGACCCCAGAAGGGTCGAAAGAAACCCCAAGCAATACGCCAACGCCGAAAAGCCAGAAAGGCCTTCATGGCCCACTTAAACGCCGGTCAGAAAGACCGGTTTTTTATTGCCCAAACATCTCATCTCGACAAAATCTACACGATTGTAAACCAATTTCTTGTACATACGGCGCATAAACCGCATTCATCTTCCGCTCCATCTTACATCCATGACACCAAACCGGCACCATCTCCGAATTCTCCACCGCAGATATCATTGAATTTATCTCATTGGAGTTCTCTGGATGAACCATAGCGTAACTCCAATGAATTCATTTATTATAATTATACCCGTTCCATAAAAACTGTATCAAAAATTACTTAAAATTTTTCTATGCCGCTATAAATGCACTCATTTTAGAATCACCACCTACTTACGAACGCACTAATCCCGTATTTGCTTGGTACCCGCCAACATAAAGCGGACATGACCCGAAATATTGGTACAACAACCCCCGAATTCTAGAAATCTCACGCTCTGGTGAATACGTTGCTCCCGCACTGGCAGCCTCCCACTCCAATACGTCCGCCTTTACTAATGTCTTGCCATTACCTGACGCATTTAAACCACTCATATTGCCCTGTGCTTCCTCAAATTGATCCATTAAATCCTGTACTGCTCCTACCGCATCCGTTGATATCGCCCCTAGTTCATTCATGCATAAAATGACCTGGTCCTTTTGATACCCGCTAACTGATAATCCACTCGCAATTAATAACCGTATCTCATCACCACTCCCCCATCCGTAAGTCGTATTTAACGTTGCCATTGGTACACATCATCCTATCTAATATACTTCCGTTACAATATACTATCGATGCTAATTCCTACCCATATGTTGTTTGCCGCATTGTCAATCATACTCGCAGTTAAAGATCGCTCTGATATTGCTACTCGTCAATTGCTACGCGATATCGAATCACATAACCTTGAATCCTATGGTAAATCACTCATGCTCAAAATCTTGCCACTATTATCCCCGCAGGATCGGGATTGGATGAGGGGCCTGTACTGAAAATATCCACAGATTTGTAAGGGGGGCTATCTGGGCCGCCGACGCCGGGAATCGGGGTGGGAGTACGTTTGTACTGCTCGACCGCCTCGATGGGCTGATGGTGCGGGTGTATCACGTTGCGAGTTGTGACGATCCGACTCGCCGGCATCCGCTTGGACGACCGATGGTGCAGACTGACAGGGTCAACACGGGATGACCCCATGACCGCCGCGCCCTATCTGCCAACTGAGCTGATCATGCAGCCTTGCGAGATCAGCGACCCGGATACCCGCATGCTGGCCCTTGAAGTGGGCATGGCCCGCGATGCCGTCTACGACGCTTTACAGGCCTACGCTGACGCCGTCTACCGCGAACTGGTAGAGGGCAACCACCATGCCCGTGGCCTGCGGTTTACCGACGCTGAAGCCGACCTGATTGCTCGGGGGATGCTTGACGAGATTGGCACCATGATGGCGCATGACTGGGCCTATGGGCCCACGGCCCCCTAGGTTACGAATTGTGACAAGGCCCCCGATTTGGGGGCCACCTCTTTTAAAATTAAACAGTCAACACGGGATAAACCCCATGACCCGCACTGCCGACCTCGCCCGCCTCACCCTGACCTCCAACGTCGTCGACGTGTGGAAGGCTGCCACGCAATGCTTCGAGTTCGCTGAGTACATCGCCCAGCGCGATGGCTTCGACATCTCTGTGCTGGGCTCCTACCATGCGCTGCTGGCCGTCCGCCCTTGGGCCACTGTCGGGGTGGAAGCCGCCCCTTGGCGCGTCATCAGGGCAGCCATGGCCCGACTGGGGTACTGATCAGCAACGCTGATACATCAGGGCTCCTTATCCGGGGCCCTCTCCCATCGACAATCCCGATACATCAGCAATCCTGATCGGTCAGCCAGGGATCCATCAGCATTCTTTGTGTTACGAATTGTTACAATCCCTTGCGCCCAGTACAGGGCGTGATAGTGGGGTGGTGGGCGGGTGAACGGGGCGTTCACGATCGCCTCACCTTGCCCATGCTTCGGCAAATGGAACCTGCGAACGGCCCGCTGGTCGGATCGCAGGTGCCCCGCGCGCGTGTTAAGAGTTGTTACCGGACCGGCGGCTCGGGTCCGTCGATCGACTAGAATTCAGAGGTACCAAGGAAGGAATCCAATGCTTTACTCCATCCGCTGCAAGCTGTCCGCCGTGAAGCATGGCCTGGCCTGGGTTCAGACCGAGCGACGCGAGTACCTGACGGGTGACCCACTGCCCGCCGTCTTCGCCGCTGGGTTCGCCTACCGCGAGTACTCCCTCGCCAAGGGGTGGGAAGTGCTCTGATCTGAGGCACGGGGAACCTGCGAACGGCCCGCTGGTCGGAATGAAATTCGCAGGTACCTAATTCCTAGCCTGCTGCTTGACACCTTGGCAGCTAACGTCTAAGATACACTCATCCAACAGGGACAAACCCATGACCAACACCCCAGTCGCACCCTTCGCAGCAGTGGCCATTGGCACCATCGCCGGATTCGCCATGCTGGTACCCTTCGGCGGGCTTCGCCTGGGGCAGCCCAGTGGCCCTGTTGTTCGCTGCAGCGTGATGAGATGCGAGACCGTCAAGATCAAAATGGAACCTGCGAACGGCCCCTCGGTCGGATCGCATGTGCCATCTCAAGGGAGTTAGTTATATTTAGTGGAAGCTTGATTTATACTTTTACAATCCTAAATATAATGCTTGACAGGTGGCCGCTGGCCATGGTTAGAATGGAGGAGTCCAAAAGGGAACGTCCCATGCCTCTGCTCTTCAGCGAGAACCGCCGCCGCGCCGACCACCGCAAGCCCTCGGTCTTCACCTGGTACGTGGAATGGACCATCGATGAGATCCGCAGCGAGGCGATCGCGTGGCTCATGTACGACGCCAAGGTGCCAGCCCTGCTCTGTACTGAGATCAGCTACATCCGTGAATGCGCTCCGCCGACTCTGCTGAGCATCGTATGCGACCCGGTGGACGCTTGTCTCCGCCCCATCGATGGCTGGGGTTGGTTCGAGTGCCTCGCCGAGCTTGAGCGGTGGGCGCTGGACTTCAACGAAGTCGACAGGTGACCCCTAAAAAATACCTTACTCGCCCCACACCGGGGCGATTTTTTTCGTACATGCAGAATTTAGTTTTGCATGTAGGAACATGCGAACGGCCCTGAGGTCGGAATGAAATTCGCAGGTGCCGTTCACTTCAGCGTTTTCCGCCCTCCCTCTCCATTCCTTGCGCGGTTCTTGCTGCGATGCTCCAGCACCAGTCCGCCATCCTTGGTGTGGCTCATGTCCCGGTTGCCCATCTTGCCTTCGAGGCCGCGAGCTCGGCGGGCTCTCCTTCTTTCGTTGTACCGCTCCCGCTCCCTGTCAGTCTTTCTCCGGGTAGCCTCGTACTCAATTTTTTTCTGATACGCCTCTGGATTCTTGCGATAGTAATCCATAGTGTTTCTTTTCTTTTCGGCCATCAGATAAAAAAGAATCTAGGATAGGCTGCCGTTGAT